AGTTGGGCCATTAATAATTCATTATACATATTGCTTTTAATGTACCTTGAGCTCTGATCATTTTCAGCACTGTTGTGTTGATTGTGACTGTTTGTTCGGTGTTGAAATATAAATGTGTTCTTAATTATTATGGTACTTACTGTTGCTTTAATTTTAATCTTGCGTTTTAATCTACTATATTATAGGTAGCCATGTTTCTTAATGAAACTCCCTATAGTATATTGTGTGATTTTTTGAACGAAAATTTTCTTCCTTTCTGTATTTTATATATTTTGTGCGTTTAATTGTGTAATATGCAAAAACCCATTACAAAAGAACCGCTTAGGGTTTCAAGTGATGCTGGTGAAGTATGTATTCATAACTGAGTACTCTAGTAAAACACCTGTGCCCCAAATGGGTTATGCACAGCAGGTGGATGGGCGGGCATTAGTAGATCGAGTGTGCACAGAAACATGTTGATATATTAACTGAAGCTTCGTGTGGGTTAATTATATTGCAGGGCGTTGTTCTGTGGTGAGTGAAGTCCACGTATATACGGGTGCGTGGTCCAAAACATTCCTCTGAAAAGGAGAGCGGATAGCAGAAATTATACACTCAAGTATCGAAAGTGTCGTGTAGCGCTCCGGTATACCGGCGGTTGCGCAAGAATAATCAGGAAGTGGTATATTAGTTGCTCTGTTGTGTTGTAGAGAGCAATGAAAATTCCTTTGTAAACGAAGTTTTGCCTTTCCTAGTTTGAACCGGGTTATTCTCTCCTAGTAGTATTTAAGTTTGATTATGTGATAATCGGGTAACCATCATTTGTTTTATCGGTCGCTCCCCCCCATTTTTATTATCAAAATGTTCCATTTCAACCACGTCGCTACGGCGGCTAAAATTGAATCTGCGGCAGGAACCGAAAGGCAAAATGTATGTTCTAGTGTTGGTACTATTGTAGTACTATGTAGTGTAGTTGGTACGTTAATATTTAGTCTAATGGGGACTAGTATTTATTACCAAATTGACAAACAATTAAAGAGAAAGTGTCAAGCAGTGGGAATATTTATTCCTATTTTATTAGCTTCGATTTGCTTATCTTTTGGTTTAGCCAGATATTATGATCTCATTTTAACTGGTGTGACTTGTTTGATTGTCAGTTTGTTGATTCGTATAAAACGACGTTCGTCGTTTCTGCGAAGAATGTTAATTAATAAATGTGTATCATACACTTTTGTTAGTTATCTTGCTTCTGGGAGTATCATGGTGTTTCTCTCAATTTGTGTGCGCCTTTTTAGGCAAAATGCGTTCTCCACGTCAAGGGTATATGGAGAAGGCGCGCACATTAAAGATAGTGAATTCCAAATCGAATCTCTCAGAGCCAAGTATAGAAAACAAAAGTTTTCTAAGGTTGAGAAAGCTCAGTTGGCTATTAAGTGTAACAGGAGTGATATTCCAATGGAACTCGAGCGCAAAGAAACTGAAAAAGTTTTCTCAACCCCTCAACCAGGTTCATGGTTCTCTGATCTTACTTTAAGACAAGTGGATAGTTTTATGAAGCAAATCAATAAAAACGATGCTGGCAGTACTTCTGCTAACAAACTAAAGTTTGACATCATTCGACAATTTAAAGATTTGCGACCAAAATTGTACAATAAACTGTATTCTACTGAAGTTGAGGAGTTCGTTAAACAATTCGATAGTTTTTCTCCAGATTGTATGTTTTGGTATGAAATGACGAGAGATGTTGATATTCCTCACTATAAATTTGAAAAGAATAACAGAATTTACATGAATTCCTTCTTTCCTGAATCAGCGTATGCCGTTTCTAAGGATAAAAAGAAGAGAGATAATGTACCAATTCTTCAAAATTATGATGATGGAAACGTTAAGAGGTTTGTGTACGATTTGGTAAACAAGTGTTGTCACAAACGAAATCAGTTGACTATCCAAAAGATTAAATGTATCTTGAGATCCTTGGTTAATCCAACTCGAGGTATTAAGAAGCCTTATGATGAAGTCTTGGCAATTTTTGAGAGAAAAACATTTCTCTGGAAAAAGAATATGTTACCTTTAGAATCACAATATTCATCATTGAGTTGGTTTGTTCCATATGTGCAAAATGATTTGTTTTTTGTCTATTGTACTAATGAATTGAAAGCTTTTGGTTATCTTCATGATCTTGTGTCCAATTTAAGAATGCGTTTATTGGCATTTGTGAAATATTATTATGATGTTTCTGAATTGCAAACATATGAACGTAATCAGTTAAAACAAAAACGTATCGAAGATTTTAAAAATATCCTTCGTGCTCCTAAATATCAAGCTATGTTTGAGAGCGGTATGAATCGTGACAAGGTCAAAGATATGGCTTATGCTGAAATGGGACAGAAACTTGATGCTATTTCAAGTGATGTTATCACGACTAACAAAGAAACTAAGAAAGCTAAAAATGCTAAGACAATAGCACAAGCTAGAAGAGTCAAATGGTCATTAGGCGATGTTGAAAACATTATTGACGATAATTTTCAAATTGAATCCAGAGGTTGGATGAATCGTATAGGTCACCGTTTATGGGCTTGGTGGGAAGGAGATGCAGTTGATTGGGGTTTGTATCAACATCATGCACAGGGTACTATTTTTGATTACACTTTCAAATTTGATATATGGAAGTGTTTGCTTCACATCCCTTTAACCATCTTTCTGTTTTGTTATAGTTGGTCTTGGTGGTATTGGTTGTTAGGGAGTGGCATACTGTTTGCTCCAAATACTTTTTGGAAAACACTTGCCAACTTTATGGCTTATCAGGATGCTGCCGCCAGTTCTAATAGTTTGCTAGAATCTTGGTGTCCTGAAGTTGAGAATATGATTATGGATTTCTCTAACTTCTTGAAATTTGAAAAAATGACTCAAATTCCTGATTCTACCAAACTTTTTATGGTTAAAGTGTCAGCTTATTTACAAGTTATATATCATTTATCTTATAGTAATTATCGATCAGCATTAACAGCTAGCTCTACTTTGTTTTTAGCTCAGCCTGAATCAGCTATCAGATTTATCCAAGGTATGATGAATACTCAACTTGATGTTAGTGATGCAGTTTTAGTTCATGTTCCTAATCATATTGGACAGGATTATTATGTAAGTGTTGATACTTATGCTTCAATGGTCAAAGAGTTCAATTTAATTCAAGAAAACCCTGAAGCGTGGCCAGCTTATTACGAAAAGTGGAGAAAGTTTGCAGTAGTGGAAGTCGAATCCGGTGGGATACTTAAAATAGTTAATTTCCTTACGCAGAGTGTGTGTGCTCTTGGCTTAGATACTATGTCAAAAGAAGAATTAGCGCGTGGAGCAACCACTGCTAGCTATCTCAGAAATATGGGTGCTATCAGCAGAGATGCTGTTGAGGGAGTTAAGGAATTAACATCCCTACTCTGCAGAATATTCTTTGGAATGGATCCGTTTGATGAAGCTTTTCATGCATACTCCTCTCAGGTGATAATTTATCTTAAAGTAACTGAGAAGTATGTATTAGATGCTACTTGTGCTCTTAAGAATGATAAAACCATGATTGAAGCTTTAAACTTTTATACTGAAGGAGAAAATTTGAGTGGTCATATTTTGTCCAATTCATTGCCACACTTTATGGCATCCAAGTTTAGAGATCGTATTCGATTTATGACTGATATTGCTACCCAATGTAATACTAAGTTGCACAGGGGCAGTTATCGAGTTGAACCATTGGCCATCATGTTTACTGGTATTCCTAATAGTGGAAAATCTAGAGCGATGATGTATTTGATGGAACAAATCGTTAAGATCGAACATCAATTGTGGGTTGCTCATCATGAAGAAGGAGAAGAAGAACCACCAAAAGTTTTCTCTCCAACTATGATGTGTGCTTATAATCCAAATGACAATTTCACAGAAGGGTATCATTGCAATAAATTTTTCATGTTTGATGAAATGTTTCAGCATAATGACAGTGAAAAGAAAGCAGCTGAGTCTATTTTCTTTATCAAAGCTGTTAATTCCGCTCCTTTCTGTTTAAATATGGCTTCTTTGGCAAACAAGGGTAATGTTTATTTCGTATCTGAGTATGTGTTTGCTTCTACAAACATGGCTAACAACGGTTTTGAACGAACTGAATTTAGAGGACTCGGTATTACTGATCCCCAGGCTTTCAAACGTAGAAATCATATTGTTGTACATGGATTTCAAGAAGCTACTGATGAAATTTATAAATGTAAATTTGAGATTCATAAATGTAAATTGCATAACACAGATATGGCTTACGAATCCGTCACAGGTCAAAGAATGTACTTGACTGAAATTGCTCAGCTCATTGTTGCTAACAAATTACGTCAAGTTAAGATGCAACGGTCTAGCCATTATGATTCTATGCATTTGGAACAACATCAGCGTTTAACTAAAGAGTTACGAGGTGAAGCTACAGAAAATGCGTTTCAATTTATTAATTTTGATGCAGTAGCCACAGATGGTGCTCATGCCGGTGTCATTGAGATTCATTCGATGATATCCGATATGGCTAAAGCCATGAAGTGGGAGTCTACTTTAATTGAAATTATTAGGATGGGTCTAGCTCCATGGTGTTCTTCTCCAAACTTAAAGTATTATATTTGGTTATGTGGTGCTCTCATGGCTGCTCCTTTAGCTGCTAGTATTTACTCTGCTTTGTATGCTCCTGATAGCAAAATTTTACAGTTATTAACTGTTGAAAGTTTTGATGAAAGGAAAAAGACAGGTAGACCAAGGAAGTTTAAGAGAGGAGGTTATCGACAAATCAAAGTTGATAGAATGAAGCGCTCAGGAATTATAGAACCACATTCGTTAGACGCTAATTTTAGTAGTGGATTATCGAATTTTTCGAAATGTATGTTGAGAGTCAATATTGATGCATTTGAAAAAGAGGACATGTCTGGTGAAAATAAGTGTTACACTCAAAATGGTATTCATATTAGAGATGGATATATTTTGATCAACGCTCATTTTTTACTTTTGCTTGAACCATGCAGGTATTATCATATTCAATTACTTGGTAGTAATTATAACGTTTCTTTCACTTTGGATACCGATCCAATTATGATTAAAGATTATGATTTGGCAATGTTTAAAATTCCAAAGGGTTATAACATACCAAAGTCTGGTTATGAGTATTTAATACCTGAAAATAAAGTCTATGATTTAGCACCTGGTTCTACTATTGTTCGATATGGATTAACTAATCAAGGTACTCCATTGTTTTCAGAGGAATGTGTTGCTCTTGAGAATTGTCATTCATACACTTATAATGCTGTTAGAACTTCTTATACCATAGAAAACCCTATTAGCTACTTTTCTAGTAGTGATAAAGGAGATTCTGGGGGTGCTATATTAGTGCCTGGAGTTCAGGGTAAGATTTTGTTAATTGGTGTTCATTGTGGTGGAAGTCTGAATGGACCGAAAAAGATTGGTATTGGTACTCCTATTGATAAAGAGTTTATAGATGCTATGATTGAACAGTACTCATCATTTAAAGTGGAAGCAGAAGAAGTTACTCAAATTGCACCTACTGAATTTGAAATTCATAGTGATCAAGTGTTTTCTAAAGTTGTTGAAAGAGAAGTACCATGGCGATGGGCACACCGAATGAATAGACGTTCTAGTTTAATGAGAACTAAGTTTAATCGGTTGATTCCAGATAATCCATATCGACCAGCAGTCCTAGAGGTGACTAACGGTATTGATCCATATTTGATTGCTCTTGAGAAGCTCCACCAAGTTCCAACAAAGGAAGTTGCATTTGATGATGCTAGAGTAATTAGCTATTTGGAATATTTGTATGGTGGATACAACGGATCCCGAAGAATTCTAACATACGAAGAGTCTGTATTTGGAATACCTGGAGAATTTTTAGGCATTTGTGCTGGTACTTCTCCTGGTTACCCTTATACTATGAAAGGAGGACACGGTAAAAGATTGTTTATACATTTTGACAACATGGGTCCTCAATTTATCGAGAAAGAATTTAGGGATGAGTTAGATGTTTATCACTCACAATTAATTCTTGGTCAACAAATTGAAGTCTTGTGGGCAGATACTCTTAAAGTCGAAACTAGAGAAATTGAAAAAGTGCAAGCTTGTAAAACTAGATTGTTTACAACGTGCCCCCTTCATTTTCTTATTTTGATGAGAATGTACTTTATGTCCATGACCTGCTGTGTATGTGAGGACTTTGTTATGAAACCAATAAGCGTCGGTATTACTAATTCTTCCTTGCAGTGGAAGTTATTGTACTCTCGTTTACAAACCAGGTCAAACTCAATCGTTGCTGGTGATTTTTCCAATTACGATGGACGTGTGCCAAAATACATTGGTGAATTAGTATTAAAATTCATCAATATGTGGTACAACGACGGTCCGATTAATGCGAGAGTTCGTAATTTGTTGTTTGAACACATCTATAGTGCGACTCGTATTTATTGGACTAAAGTTTATCGAGTTTACGATGGAAATCCTTCTGGAAACCCTTTTACTTCTATTTATAATTCATTAACCAATTTGGTAATGACTTTTATTGTTTTAACTGAAGATTTGGGTTTCACAGATAAAGATTTTGAATTGGCAATTTATGGTGATGATAATGTTATAGGAGTAAATCGTGATGGTTTGACTTGTGAAGATTTTCATCCTCATTACCTTCGACGTTTTGGTATGACTTATACACATTTCTCTAAAACTGAGACAAATGTTACTGATACACTGGAGTCTATTAGATTCTTAGGTAGAGCATTTGTTCCTTATATGAGCGTAGTATTAAGTCCATTGAAGGAATCTGTAATTTGGAATTCGATTTGTTACAGAGACAGGGATACGAATGAATCTGAGTGGTTAATGTCAACTCTAGATTCTTTTGTTTTAGAAGCGTTTCAGTTAGGGTTGCAAAGTTATCGTAGGATGACCAGGAGACTAATTGAAATGGTTCACGAGGTTTATCCTCGTTATGTAGGCGCTGTAACACAGAAAGCTCGTTCATGGTACGAAATTTACGCTACCTTGTACGTCAAGTTTGATTTGACACCTTTGAAGCCTGCTAAGGAGAATAGCATTGAAGAAATTATTCCTGAGGTTCCCTCAAAATTCACTCAAGCCCGTGCGTTTTTCACGCAACAGCTTTGTCGTAGTATGGAGACAGATGAGGATTACGCTTTGATCGAGCGTAGTCTCAAACGTAATTTCGAGATTTTACCATCTGCACCTGTAGGTTCTAAAGTTGACTCAGATTTTCAAATTGAATCAGGTTTAGGCGAAAATGTCGATCTTAATGAAGCTATTATGTTAGGTAGACAAGTTGTAGACTTGGTTACAACTCAAGAGTTCGAGATTGGTAAATATCAAGATGAAGCAGAAGTTATTGAAACTAATGCTGGTATTATTGAGGAAACGAAAATTTATAAAAGCCTCAATTTTGAGAAACATGACATGTCTCGTGTGTTGAACCGAGAATATAATGTTGCTACACTGGATTGGACTACTTCTTTGGCCATTGGAAACTTTTGGTCTCCATTAAATTTGCCGGGTAATCCTCTCTCTGAACCGTTCATTCTTGATAAGATTCGAGGTTTTAAATATTTTCGGTGTGATATGAAAGTGAGTGTACGTGTAGTTGCTAATCGATTTACTTATGGTAAGTTAATGATGGGTTACGTTCCGTACCAATTGAGTTATACTGAAGCTCAAATTAAAATTCTTACAAATCTATCTGGGTTTAATCACCGATTGTTGGATGCAAATTCAGGCGAAACAGTGGTAATGAATATTCCATTTATTTGGAATGGGAGATATCTTGATCTTGATGATTCCACTCAATTTGATAAAGGTATGGGTCAAATATTCTTTGGAGTCTTGAATCCTTTAACCAGTGCTGATGGAAATGCAACCAATGCAAAAGTATTTATCACGGTTCAGTGTTTGAATGCAGAAGTGATGTGGCCGATTGGCACTACAACGTCTTCTAGTCTTAAAAATTACGTGAAATCAAGAGTGTTTAAAATCGAATCTGGAAAAGGTACACCAATATCTGATAACATTAAAGGTATTCCAAGAAGTGATTTGAGAACTGTTGCAGTTCGTCGACGAGGATCACAGAAGGTCAATACTGATGTCTTAATAACTATTCCAAATTCCTTTCGTTTCATGAATTCTACTAAAGATAAGAAGTCGTGTGCGAGTATAGCTTCTGACCAAACGTCTGAGATAGCTTTTGAAGATATTACTCAAAGTGGGCGAGATGAAATGAATCTTATTGAAATTGTTAAGACTCCTTCGCTTATAAGATTTGATGAAATCACGTCTAGTGATATTGGCATTCCTCAGCTAGTTGACTTCATATATGATATTCACTCTAAGTGCTTCTGGAGTCATATAGCTTCCATGTTTGAGCTTTTTAGTGGATCCCTGAAATACATGATATATTTTACGGGATCTCCTCTTGTAACCGCTGAGTTGGTTATATGGCTGCGAACTAGTGATGCTAGTGATTATGAAAATTGTTATCACCAGTTTGTTAATGTGCAGGGATCTTGTAAGGCTGAATTTAAAGTTCCGTACTTTGATCCAAGAGTAATGATGAAAATGCCATCTTGGAATGACACCTCACCTACTTACCCACAAGTTGTTATCTCACTTTTGAGTTGGTCACAAAGTGATAACGTAGATAACACTCCCTTGTGGTTTAATATCTATAAAGCAGGAGATGATGATAATCAGTTTGGACGTTTGCGAGACAATAAATTCGTCATTGAGAGTTGTCCAAGAGAAGATTTCATCAAAGATTTTGCTTACTTGCACAGAGATATGAGACCCTTTCATCACAGAGGTTTGGTTGCTGAAACTATTGATCACTTGTATGATATTGTGCAAAGGGAAACTCCCGTGAAATTGCTGATTGCAAATACTCAAGATCAATCTTATGTTTATCAGCATCCTAATACTGGTTCTTACTGTGGCCCAGAGATCTTTGGTGAGATGTTTTTGTATTACAGAGGAGGAATACGCCTAGGTCACGTTACTAGATTCACTGGAGCTAACGCATGTTTCTTTGCGGGTACCGATGACAAATGTATTTCTGGAGTTACGCTCCATGATTTTGGTCAGAATCCATTCATGCAATTGCAATTCCCATGGTTGCGTGGTGTTTTGTTCAATTTCACGGCAGATCCTGGAACAATACAAATAAAGATGTCTGGTTCTAGTGCTGCAAATATTAGTTACTATCAATTTAGGAGTTTTGCTAGTGATTTTCGCTTTATGCATTTGTGTTTGCCATTGCGTGGACACTATGAACCAGTTGTTATGACTGATTCTGTTGGAACGGCGGGTATGATTAGTTATTTTTCTGCTTGAACAAGCAAAGTGTTTTTATTGAGTGTGCACTTTCATGATAACTCAATGGTTTTTAATAAAGTTTGAACCTTATCAAACGAGCAAGTTTAACATTCTGTTCTTTGAGGTGGTAACCAGACCACACGATCCCGATTCTAGCATTGTGGGTAACTTGTTCTTAACTATAGTTCTATACTCTCTTAAAGAGTATCATTTGTTCGCGTGTCAAGATAAATTATTATCTTAGATGGTGCATTTTTAGTATGTAGTTAATTTAGTATTCTCATTTACTACTGTAGGTGAGAAAAACGGGAGTGGGGTTCAGCCTAAACCGTTTTATTTAGAAAAGCA